TTCTGCTACGATACTTTGGCTTATCAGCGAGCTTAGCATAATGATTAACAACCCAATCCATTTTAGACCAGTAATCACTAGCTTTCTTTCCTACCAATGTTTCGCCAAAAACTGTAACAGGACACGGACTTCCCGCCATATATAACGCTATAACCACTTGTTTGTTTGAAATACATAATAGACTCACTGCTCCTACTTTTAATCCTAAAGATGCCATCTGCTTAGATAGCCTAATCGCTCTACAGACCTCATCTACATATTGATTACCTTGAGAATATCCGATAATAGAAGTGCTTAGAGCACTAGAACTACCCATAGCGCATAAATCAGCACCATAACTACCTTGAGCGTTAGGAGCGCGTGGGCTGGCAACTACAGGTTTTGCGTTTTCGTACTTAACTACACTTTCTGCCCCATATACTACGCTGCATAAACAAACAACTGCTGTTAAAAGCAGCATTGAAAATATAATTGTTAATATCTTTGTCCATTCGTTCATCGTCTACCCTGTGGCATAAATCTTATGTTTACGCCTTTTGCAATATCAAAACCACTAGCTATGTTACATCTTACCCTTGTGAATCGTGATGTTGACCTTGTATGTGCTAACCCATCGTCATTAAGAGATACTGCGCTGCCTGTGGTTAAACTTCCTGTTAGAGAACTTCTAGTTAGCATATTTAGCGTTGTTGTTGTACCAGAAGCACCTTCTATATAGGGTCTTAGCTCATTGACACACATTAATCTGTCTCCACCAAATTCCTCTGTGTCTAAAACTGCTGTTTTAGAAGAACCATCAAAAAACCCTAAAACATGTGATTGATTAAAACCTGCTAATAATAATTGACCACCATCCCAATAAGGACTGTCCAATGATATAGTCAAAGCATCTAAAGAGCTTGAAACTGCATCTAAGTCTTCTAATGTGTACGCAGGGTGTTGTCCCTTGAAGACAAATTCGATTGCTTCGTCAGCTCTTGACCATTTTTGAGTCAGGGTGTTATAAATAATTATCGCGTTAGGCGTAGCATCTGTCGCAGTAGCATCATTGTATGACCAGAAAATTATATTATTTACAGGGTCAATCGCTGATGACATTCTTGAAATGTTACCAGCAACATGGTTTTCCAAGAAATAACGATTAACTTTCTCTGCTCCTATAGGAGAAAGACCTGTACCCTCTTTATAGGAATAAAATCCTTCTTCAGATAAGAAATATACGTCCCTACCATAAGAAACAACTGAATTTGGTGCTGCTGTGCCTATATTTACTGCCACTCGGTCAAACTGGAACACTTCTGGTGCTCCTATATAGGTCATACGCCAAATATCTCGTTCTCTGACAATAATGCCTACGTTATTCTCAAAACCTACGATACGTTGCACATTCCCGCCTTCACCTGGTATATCTTGATACCCAGATTGTGAAGTTCCTGCTGTCCAACCAGCTTCATTACCAATCGCAGACCATTGGACTCTGTTTTTATTAGATGAGCCTATATTTCCCATGACTACAAATTCACCAACAGAAGTAACGTGTCTTGCAACAGGGGGGCTTCCGCCTAAGTCTGCAAAATTAGAACCACCGATTGTTATTAGTTGTGGTGTATCTGTTCCATTAACACCTAAGACCTTATCTCCCCACAGTATAAACTCCCATGATTCAGCAGCGTTAGTGGTGTAATTACTCGCTGTCCTTGTTCTGCTTGTGGCAGCAGTAAGGGTTGTTTCGTAAATATAAGTAGCTGTACCTGCGTAAGTTTTTTGCGTTCCGCTTGAATCTAAGACAGATATAGCACCTTGACACCTTTCTGCTAGTGCAGTAGTACCTGCTGACAATGATTTTAGCGGTAAATAACCTCTTGCGGATGGTATTACGTTCTTTACATCAGCCATCCCGCCTGTAGCAAAGTTACCTTGGTCAGGTGTCCATTCGGCAAATTCTAAAAATTGGTCTTGCATTAATCAGTCCCGCCTGCTTTTTCTTCTGGTTCTTGAGGTTGTTGTGGTTTGAAATATTTATCAACTATTTCAATCTTAGCTTCGGCCTTATGTATACGGCTTAGTGCGCTATTAAATTCATCAAAGTTTCTGGCTAGAGATAAATCTGCTATTGCTACTGTTTTATCTGTAATATATCTTGCTTTGTATTGCTGTATAACATCAATTTCCATTACGTTGCTCCCCTTATTGTGTAAGTTAATGAACCACCTGTGCCAAATCTCTTATCTTCTTCAGATAGTTTAATTTGGTCTATTAATTTTGCATAAGCAGAAGACCATACCGCCAATCTTTCATCGTTCATAATAAAAGGTTCAGCGTTCATTAGAGTTGCATAAAGCAATAAATCAGGATATTTGTCTATCCATAAATTATTTGCTGTGCTTGCGCTCATTTGTGTAGGACTTGCTAAATATTCTACAGTAATAGTGTAAACCGCATCAGGGCTTGGAAAGAGTTTTATTTTACTTGTTCCTGATGCTGATGTTATTGAAAAAAATGCAGGTCTACCAGATTGCTTAAAATGCTGTCTATCGCCAACTGCTGTCGGTATATAGTCTAAAACATAATCTGCACCAGAATAAGTCAACCTAATAACCCTAAACCCTTTGTAATCTGAAGGAAGTGATGCAGTTTGAGTGCCAGCTACAGTAGATACTGTTGTTGAAGCATCTGTTCCTAATGCTGGAAGCTCTCTGTCTAATTGCTTTTCTGCAAAATTTATAAAATCAGGTATGTTGTCCGTTAAATCACTTCTGTTCAACCATGATGCAACGGCAGTTTTTAATTCTGTATAAGTCGTAATTGCCATTATATTTTATCCGATGTTTTCAGTTTGTTATAAGTAATATCTTTTATTTTTTTCAATAACTTAAATTGATTTCTAGCTATATCTGGGTCTTCTTTAACCCATGCGTTCCATAAACTTGTAGGTATTTGAGCCACTTTTCTCATGTGCTCACCTTTATGATGAAATTCATTTCGTGCTATTTGGTTTTCATCTAGGATAGCTTGAATCTCTTTTTGGTCTTGATGATTTTCAATAGCAAATTCATCAGTAGCATGGTCATAATGAAAATTGGTATTAGCATCAATTATCCTTTTCTCGGACATCAGTATTGCTCCCTATAAAGTATTTCTAAAATCATGTCTTGTTTCTTGGAAATATTCTCTATCTTTTTAGTCAGGTATTCTAATCGTGTTCTTGTAATACCTAGCTTATCTTCTGTAACAAAACTTGCCTGTGTTACTTTAATATTAGCTATTTCATTCTGTGTTTGTCCCCACATAGCAGCTAGGCTAAGTGTAGGGATTAAAATAGCAATCATGCCAGCGATATATATTCTTTTTTCACTCATTTGCTCATCCCTAGCCATATACCTAGACCAATTAGAATAAGGAGTATAATTCCTACAATGTGCATTTCAGTCATAAATTAACCTCTATGGTTTTGGGTGAGCACTTTTAACTGCTTCCCGTATTACTTGTAGTGCATCTGCATCAGTTGAATCTGATTCCATGACTTTTTCCCATAATGCAATAATCATAGAATCGAGGTTATCCCCGTATGCTTGTTTTCTCTCTTGCTGATAACCTTTCGCAGAAATTTTTGCTTGTACTTCGTCCCATGTAACACCAAAGTCAGAAGTATCTGATGATAATATTGCTGCACCATTACTTGTTCCTGTTACCTTTTGAAACATGGAATTAAATTCAGATTCGTTAGTAGGTAATCCATTAATAACGTATTCAGTTATTCCTAGCTCGTTTAGTGCTTGGTTTACTTTTTCAATATCTTTTAGACTCATTTATACTCCCTCACATATTTCTACGGCCACTAGCTCTGCTTGGAAGTCGCTTGCGCCCCAACCTACATAAGTCGTACCCGTTGAATTTTTACCTAATAAATTATAAGTTACAGCAGATGTCGTGCTTGGTGCATCTAAATGACAAATAGAACACGTTACAAAAGAACCAGCAGACGTTTGACATAAACCTGCTGCTGATGCTGCCATGTTCGTATCTGCTGCACCCCCACTAATATCCCTGTGCATAGTTACAAAAGAATTTGCTCCGTGCATGGTTACACTTCCCATTACTAAAATTTTAGAACTGGTTGATTTAGGAGTAATACTAACAGTAGCCCCTGTAATATCGGCATAACTGGTGGAGCTAATAGATTGCTGCCCCTCATCCTGTACTGTTGCTGCATTTAATATTTTTCCTGTGAAACCTGTGGTCGTCATTTTAAATATGTCTGAACCACCTAACTCAAAGTCGATTTGGCCATTCGTTGGCGCACTTATAGTTGTATTCGTATCTGCTGATAAAATCAAACCATCTGCTAAACCCTGTAAATCTATTGCATTCGAGTTGCAATCAAGCGTGCCTCCAAGTTGGGGACTCGTGTCGTCTACAACATCACTCATACCTGCTGCTGCACTTTCCCAAGTTAAGACTCCTGCATCTGTGCTTTGCAATACTTTATTGCTCGCAGGGTAAGCTACAGGTAGTGTATACATATTATTGGAAGTAACTGCGTCTGGTGCTTTGAAACCAGAATAATTTGTGCCATTAGCTGCTAGTTCTAAAAATCTTAGTTCAGTACAATTTCCTGTACTCGTACCATGTGGCTCAAAAGACCACGCACCACTAGCTGAAGTTGTAATCGCTGTGCCATCAGGTGTAATTGAATCTAAATCAATATCACCTACGTTTGTTATATTGCCATCACTAACTGATAATGAATCAACAGTTGTTGCTCCAAAATTAGCTGTAGATGAACCATTGTCAATAGAGCCAAAACCAGAGGTAATTGAACCTGAGTCTAATGCGCCAGTAGTAACTATTGAGCTACTTCCTGCTGCTGCTCCTGCTCCAATATCAGATAAAACTTCACTAGCACTACGTCCCTCTATAGCTGTTCCATCAATTCTTAAAAAATCATCATCTGCTGCACCAGTAGTAAATTTAGGAACATTAGTATTTGATATACCTGTGTCTAGGACAGCAGCACTACCTAGACCAATACTTGTTCTAAGTGTTGCACCAGATTCTATTGCAGGGTCTCCACTAGCATCACCAACTAACATTTCGCCATCACCTAAAACGGCTGTAGCTGTGATTGCTCCTGTTCCAGAGCCAAATAAAACACCACCATCTGTGAGTGATGTAGCACCTGTTCCACCATAAGCAACACCTACTGTGCTGCCATTCCATGTTCCTGCGGAAACAGTGCCTAATGTCGTGATTAATGAGCCTGTTACAACATTAGTACCACCTATTGTTAAAGCATCTGTTTCTACTGTGCCATCAAAGTAAGCGTCTTTAAACTCTAAACTACCTGTTCCTAAGTCAGATGTGTTGTCTGCTGCGGGTACAATATGTCCATCTGAAGTTATTTTTATTCTATCTGCTGCTGCTGCACTTGAACCAGTTTTGAATACTAAAGAAGTTTTATTATTGTCTGCTGCAAAAGTATCTTCTGCTACAGCAGAAATACCTGCTGCAATAGTTATTGCATCTGTACCGCCAGCTTCATCTGGTGCTTGAAAGTATAGTGAACCTATAATTTCATCAGCAACCACATCTGTTTCACCTGTTTGTAGGGTCAAAGCAATAGGTTTATCATCGCCAGTTGCAGTATGTTTTAGTTTTAAGCCTACATCATGGTCGTGAATAAACTTAATTTCGCTGTTTTCTCCAAAAGTAAGCTCTGCTGCATCTGAAACTAACGCTATATCATCACCAATTTTAAGGTCAAGAATACTGTCTGTTCCATCATAAATACGAGCCAAGTCGACCATAATTTCACGCATAGCGTTATTTACATCGTTTGGGGCCATACCCTCTGCTATTGAGGCAGAGTGTACGTCTGTATTACTTGTATTTGTTTTTGAATAATCTGATATTGAATTTTTCGGCATTGAAAAATACTCCTAAAATAAGGGTAGAAGCCAAACTAAATAGACTTGCGTGGGGGCAAGAAGGGGAAATAGAAAAACCTCTACCCAAAAAAAATCTCTAAAAGGTAAAGCGAGGAACATAAGTCCCTCGCTAATTACCAGTTGTGTTACTTGTTGTATTACGCTTGAGCTGCTGCACCGCTATCTAGGTCTTTCATAATCCCTGAAGCTGCTTCGTTCTTACCAACGAGAGTCCAATCGACCATCATTGTTTTCTTCTCAGCATCACCAGTTGAAGCTATGTTCACTGTCTGGAAAGGTCTGAGATAAGCAATTCCCCAGTAATCTGGGTCAATTATGAAGATTTCGCGAGCTGCTGAACGCATTATACGATTTGGAATAATACGCATAGTTCCAAAATCACTTATAAATACGTCAATCGCTCCTACTGCTGACGCTGCGCCTGCTCCTGCTCGTGGCCCCTGGACTGCTGCTACTTTCGCTGTTGTGCCTAAGTAATAGTCAGACAGAATCGACTTCGATATTGGGTGGCACATTACATATTGTGGGTCTCCACCTTCTGTAAATGCACCTCTTACCACGCCATCAAAGACTGATTCGTCAAAACTAAAACCATTAAGGCTTGCAGCATCAACGATTTGTCTTGAACCCATTGTTCCTGAGTTCAAAGGGGTTACTACCGCAGAATCCGAGCTGTTGAGAGCTTCGTTTGTTGTGATTGTCGATAAAAGTCCGCAAGCTGTTGGTGCGCTAGAACTTGTACCAACTGCTGCATTATTTTTACTCGCTACACACGCAAATTCAACATCACGTTTTAGCTCTTTACCTGCTTTAGCCATCTGATAAGCCATTTCTGACCTACGTCCAGCTTTATCTGCTACCTCTGCACGACCTGAAACAACAACATTTTTCTTTGAAATTTGACAATAATTGCCAAGAACTGAAGTTGCTGTAATAGCCGTACCTGCGAACTCATCACCATCAACATGCTTATTCTCTGCTGCTGTTGCGAGTGAGTCGAGTTGCCATTGGTGCAGATGTTGTGTTGCTTTTGATTTACCTATGCTACTGAAAAAGGGAGTATCTGTTGGAGAAATATTATAAATTATATCCGTCAAATCCTCTCTTACGCCAGTGGCATCATAAATATCAAAAGTTTCGCCTGCTTGTGCCATTTTATTT